GACGCTCACGCTTTGCCCATACGTCATGGATTTGTGGTTCGTGTTGTTCCATCGCAAGCCCTTTGCCTTGCGAAAGCACAACACCGAATCATCAGATACCTGTCTCGAGAGGTGTCGGGTACGCAATGCCAATGATCAGTGACCCTTTGGGAATCTCGAGCGCCTGTTCAACGCCGACTAGATCATCAATGCCTGGTGTGACTTTGCCACATTCCCAGGAAGACACCAGAGGCTGTGAGACACCGACCAACGATGCGAGTTGCATCTGGCTGATGTTCCGTGCCTGCCGTGCGCCTTTGATCATGCCGGATGCCCTCAGACGGAGATCCTTGCGGTCTTTGCGTGCAGTCATCGTCGCTTCCCTTTCTTGTAGGTGAATACCTGCTTTGACTCTATCAGAGCAGGTTCTAGTTGTCTACTGTCACTGGCAGTTTGTGGCCCAAGGGCCACGCCAACCGCATCCGTGCTTGTGTTCTCCGTAGAGCCAGATCGCCACGCCTGCTTTGAGGTTGGTGACCGGCTCAAACAGATCATCGCAGTTGTTGAGGATGCCTTTGTCTTGCAACCATCCGTTCTGTGAGTACCGGCTTGGGCGACACCAGTAACCGTTGATCTGCAGGAGACCACGGCTTCCGCTGATGGGGTCTGTCTTGTTGTGTGCATCGGTACTGCAACGGCTCTCCCTGAACATCACTCTTGATAGAGTCGGCCATTCCGCTTCGGGCCACCCGACGGAGAGTGCTGTGTCGTGCCATTCACCGCATTTGCCGTAAAGGGCCCTCGCCTCTTCTGCGCTTTCCTGCGCCTGCTGTGCGCCGAGCGCTACGAAGTCCACGCCGGATACGTCAGGGAGCGTTGTAGAGGGCAATGGTGGCTTTGTGGTGGTAGTGGTGGTTGCGTCGTGTCCACGTTCCACGGTCACGACCTGTGGTTCTGGTGCTTGTGCGATGGCTGATGAGATTGTCCAGGCTGATACGGACAGGACTCCTGCTGTGAGGATGCGTTTATGGAATGTGTGCATGGCGTTCCTTTCAGATCGACCGACTGCGTGTTCGGCTCCGATGCAAGTAGGACTGCACCAGGCGGATGTTCTCTGCGTCGCCCTCTGTGTTATGCAATGCGTTTGTAGGAGTGTAGCCGAGCAGATAATGGTTATGGTCAGTAGTGGTTCTAGTTAGTGTTAGAGATTCTGGGCCACCTGTAGTCCCGTCATTTGTGGCAGGTAGTGCCGTGGTTTGGGCCACCTGTGTAGAAGGTTGTGCATGGACTGTGTACAGATTGCTTGTCCAGTCGCCACTACCACTTCGGCGCTTGCGCACGGACAAAGCACCATGCTCACAAAGGTCTTTGATCGCCGTATCAACTGAGCCGACAGAACACTTGGCACGGTCGGCAATGAGTTTGCGTGACGGGAAGCATTGGCCTGTCCTGGCATCAGCGTGACTACGGATGACGCAGTAGACACGCAAAGTGATCGCTGATACCGGCAGGTCTAGTACCCACATCGGCACGATCACGAACTGTTGTTCGATCAAACGTGTTGTTGTATCATCAGGCATGAACATCTCCTGTCCGGTTGTTCAGAGGGGATGGCGTGTTCCTTTCTGCGCGCCATCCCCTCAACTATTCCTGCGCTCCCTGCAATAGTGCAAAGGCGCTTAGACGCATTATTACCAGTCCGTCCGACATCCCGTCAGGCATCGCAATCATTGCGAATGGGCGTGCGTCACCGATGGACTTGTGTTGATTGCTCTGCTGTTCTGCAAGGACAAAGCGTGTTGCGATTGGTTCTACCTGCTTGCCTGCTTTGACTTCGACACGCAGGTATCCGCCCCAATGCTCTTCGTGGCGTGTGTTTGCGCCACCTATTCCCAACGCCTTCCGTGCTTTGCGTGCTTTGCTGTCGCCCTTTGCACGATTGCGTCGGCCTCTCGCAACAGGATCACCGCAACCTTTGATGCGACGCTTACCGTCACGACCCGCTTTACCAAGCGTGCCAAACAGCGGACAGCCTTCCGCATTGCACTTCTCATGATTGCCCTCGCAGTAGTCTTTACTCTTCAGTAAGTCCGTCATGCCTGTTGAGCATAACAACTGCGTCAATGATATCCTGATACTCGTCCCACGAGAACTCTGCGTTGATCATGCGCCGACAGGCAGTTAGCAGGTCTTCCAGCAGTTCCTTCCGCTGTGTGGTGCGTGTGCGTGCAGGCTCGTCGTACCGTTCGTCCTCTGTGTAGCGGTCACGGAACTTGGCGTGGACATACGGATGGCATCTGTCACGGCTCTCCTTCAACATGAAGACCACGCCTGCTTTGTGCAGGTTGGAGAGTGCGCCAGACACCTGACCGTGGTGCATCGGCTCGTCCGTGTTGTCAAACGAGTCTGCAAGTTCCTTCCACGTTGCGCCCATCACACCGAACACTTCTAGGAAGGACAGGATGCGCTGTTGGCGTGCGCCGAGCGTGCCATCCGCAACTTCTGCAAACGCACGCTCACGGGATGCAGGGCGACCCACATACCCTGCAGTCCCGTTGTACTCGGCCCAAAGTTCAGCCTGCATCACTTGGCTCCCATCTCTGCGATGATCACGCCAAGGTCATTGACCAACTCAATCTGTCCGTTTGCCCAAGGCTCACGGTTTGGATAGGCAAGACGCATCACCATGAATGCGCCACTCACGATTGCTTCCTTGTCGGACGATGACAGGAAGACTCGTGTGCTGTATGTGCCGTTTGCACGCTTGGCACGCAAGGTGAACGATCTCATGACTTCACCACCTTTGCTGTCCCGTCAGCCTCAATGCGCAACTGCGCCTTGCCCTCTTTGATCGCCATGAGGTCGCCAATGAGTTCAGATGCTTCCTTCTTGTTCATGTCTTTGAGCGATGCTTTGCCTGCCAGTAGATGCAGGAGTTCATCGTCAGAGCCGACTTCGTTCGCCAAACTGTGGATGTATTTGATTTGGTTGTCGGACACGGGATCGATGCTCAACGTCTGCTTGCTTGCAGGCTTCGCAGATTGCACTTCGGGCTTAGGTTCCTGCGCCTTTGGTGCTGTCGCCTTGCTTCCTAACTGCGCTCGCTGTGGCGTGCGCTGTGGTGCAGGCTCAGGGCTTGCCTCACTGCGCACATAGGTATCGGCATCGGGGTCTGACTCGTCCGTAGGTAGGCAGAGCGTTTGCAGGAGTGCAGTACGGAACGCAACAGACATCGCCTTCGCTGTGGCTTTATCGCCACTGTCCATGCTTTCCGCACATACGGTTGTCGCCACACTGCTCCCATCTGGTGCGAAGAATGTGTAGGTGACGTTCACTCGCACATGGCCCATCTGCGTCCGTGCCGAACCGATGGTGATTGTGTCGTAAATGCAGTCGTTGAGGCACGGCACAACAACCACGCCATGCTTGCGCAGTGCCGGAGACACTGCGTTTACAACGCTGTCAATGCCACGGAAGTTGAAGTTCTGGTGCGTGTTCCGCTCTGTCTTGCGGACTGCACCTGCATCTTCCATGCATTTGCTTAGGAGTTTGATGATTTCCATTCCTGTCCCTTTCTGTTACTTGGTTGCTCGCATGACGCGAAAGTGTGAGGTCTTCATGAACTGTTCGGCAATGTCAGGATGCGCTTCTGCAAGCGCCTTCTGGTCTAGCCTGCGTGACTCCTGCGCCTTCCATGAGATGACACGGCGACCGGCGACCGTACCGTATTCCTTCCCCATGAGCGTTCGTGCTAGTGCGTCACGCAGTTGCTTCTCTTCCTTCTCCATGAGCGAGATGGATTCACGGATGCCCTGCCACTGCGCAAGGATTGTGATTGCGTTGGTGTCTAGTTCTGTCTCACCGGCAGGCTCGGGATGCAGTTCTGCGACAGCAGGTGCAGAGAGCGTGTCTTCCTCGGGAATCTCGCCTCGGTCAATGGCAGAGCAGAACGCTTCTACGTTGTCCCACATCGCATCCTGTGCTTGCTTGTCGGCCTCAACGGTTTGGAAGATGAAGCGTTGGTGGCGATCAAGAATGATGAAGATCACTTCTGGTGCGCCTGTGCAATACATCTGTGCTTGCGCCTGCCAGAACCATGACTTCGGGAATGGTGCATCGGGCGACCAGGAGTTTGTCGTCTTCGCTTCCACGATGAGGTCAGGCTCGTCTACTCCCTGTCCGTCTAGCGTGGCGACGATGCGCCCACGAGCAAACATGAACTCTGGTGTTTCAATGCGCTTGCCAAGCACATTTGAGGCGTGCGTCAGCAGTGCAGGTTCAAGAGCGTTGCCACGCACCATCGCTTCGTTCTGCTCGCCAACAACAGGATCTAGCGTCTTCTTGACTGCAAGATCAGCG